AACAACTTCTTCCATAGCATTTGTAGCGTTCTCAATAAACTCTTGTATCCAACTATCAGAAAGCAACTCATCTTGTGTTGCTTGTGCAAGGTCAGTATTGTATTCACCCTCAACTTTAAAGCATTCGTTAATCATATTTTGACCAAACTGTGCGATTGCGTAAAGCTGTGCTTTTGTTATCTGATAAACCACTGGTTGACCCTCTAATGTGTAGAATTTCCAATTAGATGTATTTGTATCATCCATTAACGCAAGGCTTGCTACAGTGTTTGTAATTGATGTCTGATTGGTTTCAAATTTGAAAGCGTTGTTAATTACAACTCCACCATAAGCACGTTCGGCTTTGATGTCATATAGAGTTTGTACAAGGTCTGCACGCTTTAGTTCTGCTTGCTCTTTGTTATACTCATCTGTGTTATCAACTACTGTATCACCGTTTAAGCTTTCGTATGGTTCAAGTGCATACAGTGCTTTGTCTGTTTCTTCAATAGTTAAGCCTTTGTTGTGGTTGTACTCAACTATAAAGTCGGCACGTTGTTTTGATGTGTATGGTTTTGTAAGTTTATTCATTTTTTCTCCTTATAAATTTATTATAGCATTTTTTGATTTTTGATTTATCTATAAATCTTACTGCGAGCAGTGGGGGAACAATCAAAGTACTGGTAAAACTCAAACAGTTACATTAATGAGAACAATGGCAAATGCTAGCTATAATGCCATTACTGCTACTATAGACTCCACGGGCTCGTTTAATTACTATAATATGGCTAGCAATAATAGAACTCCTGACCAATTTACCACTTTTAATTATAATAGTTCTTCATTTGCTTGGCATATATGGGGTTATGCCTCTATATAACCACTAACTTTCCAATAACCGCCCTTTGATGTGTTATCTGCTTTTCTAAATGAAAAAGACGAAGTAGTAACCGTGTTAGACATAATAGAAAAACTTGCCATATTTGTAGCAGTGGAAGATGATACCATTATCCCAACTATAGAATAAGAAGTATTAGCCATAGTTTTAAGTAAAGTGATAGAAGTTGTAGTAGAACCACTTGCAGTAAAATACCCCCACTGCTCGCAGTAACCATTAGACCACACGTTGTAACCTGATGTACCGTTGACATAAGTTTCTATGATATGGACGTTACTTGATGTCAAGAATTCGGTTTGAGCTTTTGCCCATTCGTCTAATGTCAAAAATCCCCAACTAGCCCACCAATAAGGCGTAGAGCTTGGGTCATTGCCTGTATTATCATCTTGAAGTGATTTATAAAGGTTTAAAGCGGTTGTTGTTGGAGTAAATACTACGGTTATAGTATCGTCGCTTGCTGGGTCACCTGTTACAGTTATACCGTAAGCTGTGAAGATATCGCTAATTGTATTACCGTTTAATGTCCACGCTGTACCATTGTAGGTAAACAAGTATGAGCCTGATTGGTTTGAAACGGCTTGAGCAAAAGTGGTAATTGTTATACTTGCGCCTGTAATTGAGCCACTTACGGCTGTAGTTGCACTTGCTTGAACAGTACTAGGGATTTTAACAACTGACCCAGTGTAATATGTACTTGTTGCGCTGTATTCAGGAATGCCCTCTTGGTACAAGTAATTAAGCCCATAAGATTGGACATAGTCAACACCTGTACGTTCTGGTAATGGAGGGAATTTTGAATTTGTTTGACAAGCGTCAATCCAACCGTTTCCCCAAGCGTCTAAGTTTTGGATAGTTGCAACGTCGTTTGTGCCTACGAATGTTCCCGCACTTGCTGAACCAAATTGACCAATAAAAGCACCGTTAGCACTATCCCCTGTTGGGTTTGCTGTTCCCCCAAATAGTTTATAAGTTTGTCTTGTTAATTTTGCCATTGTTTAACCTTTCATCTTTTCCTTAAGTAGCTGTAACGATTGTAATAGCTGTTGCACTCGGACGTGGTAAGTAACCCTTATCATTTGCAACGGTTAATATCTTATTCCATTTTTTATTAGTACAAGTATATGTTAATTGCATTGTATCCCACGTAGTGTAAATGTTACCTTGTGACCAACTCCAAACGGCATTATCTATGTTACCACGTGTCATTTTGATTGAGTTTTGAATGATTTTTATTTTAATCAATCGTCTAAACTCTTTGTCAGATAGGTAACTAATTTGACCAGTTGCACCTGAGTCTATATTCCACACATACATACCACCGTCAAGCGTATCATAATTTGCATACGTGCTAAACCCATACTGATTACTTTCATACCCGTTTTTAATCTGCTCGTAAGTCGGGTATGCAAAATATTGTGCCTCAATGTCAACATAATCAGTAAACCTATTTGCACCAACCCAGTCGCCCACGTTATCAAGCTGTGTGCCTCCAGAGTTTTCAACGTCCATACATTCATCACGAACTTGGAACAATAGAGCGTTAGCAAAAATGATGTCACATAACAGAGCCACGAAAGCCTGATTTTTGCTTGACATTCTGTATTGCATTATGATTAGGCTTTGCGCCCACTCAACAAATTGGTTTTGTAACTCTGTGTAATTACTCATCTAAACTTGTTCCTGTAGGTTGTACTACTGTTATCCATACTCTTGTACTGTCTGCTACAAATTGGTCGGCTAAAGTACTAGGGTTTACAACATCTTGCCACGTTGGAGCGGTATATTTTACTACAATACTTACACTTGAAGTAGTTGGAGTGCCTGTAACAGTTATACCAAAATCAGACGGATAACCACCGCCATTCGTATTCCACGTAATTGTGTCGTCTGCATAACTTCCTGTAAATGTGTATGTTCCCTCTGTACCTGCTGTATTAGTATATGGGAATTTTTGCTCGAATGTCCACCAGTCGCAAGTAGCAGTCAATCCACTGCTTGGAGTTAATGTACCTGTCATAACATCACTTGTTATTTGCAACCCTGTGCAATAAGCATTCCCGCCAGCTGTGTCTAATGCAACTTGAGCAAGTTCTACAAGTTCCGCACTGTATGCACTTTGACCAATATCATAAGTTAAGTCTTGGACTAAATACTGTGCTACCCCTGTAGTGTTTACGGTCTTTATTGTCGCATTTTGTTTAATCAATGCATTAAATTTGATATACAACGGCACGGCAGTAGGTCTGTCAAAATTGACATTAACAACTTGCCCGCTGATACTAGCAATTGGCACGGTGACTTGTCCTCTTGTATCTCCACCGCCTTGATTGTTGTAAATAACATCTGCAATATCTGTGTTTGCTCCGCCCTCGACAATATACCACGTTGTGTGTGCTGGAGTTTCTGTGTCATCTGTTTCATTTGTGTAATTATCCCACGATTGAACTGAAATGACCCCATCTAATGCTCTTAATTGGCTTTCTGTGCTGTCAACTGAATTACCACTTGCCAATGCAACTGATTGACTACGTCTTATTCTAAATGCATTGTCGGTTTCCTCACTTGAGCCAATTGCACTATAGCCAGTCGGATTATTTACGCTTGTTATACCACGTATAATATTGATTGGAGTGGTAAGAGTGTTAACGGTTGGGATTATCTCACCCATTTTTTGAGCTCTGAATGGTAATGAAGTTGTTCCAACACTTAAAGTAGTTGTATCAATCAAATAATAAACGTTTCCCGCATTGTCCTTAACACCGTAAGCGCTTGCACTTTCGTCATTATAGTTACCGTCTAAGCCGTCTAAAGTAACTGGTTGAGTTGCTGTGATTGAAATGTTTTGAAGAGTAAATGAACCCGCTTTACGTGTTAAGTAATTTATGGCATACATTTTATCTTGTTGTGCGCCATTGCAATTGTCGGGTATAGTTGAGTTATAAACCTCTGTCGCAATCTCTCTGTTTACTGTGCCTAATTCTGTTATAATCTGTGTAAACTGTCCGTCAGGTGAGTTGCTCTCAAAGTTAAGCTGTTGTCCGTCAGGTGAGTAAATTGTAGTTAAGTCGCTTTGTATGTTTTCCAACAAGGTTGTTGCGTCTTGTGTTTGAATACCATAGTTATTTACTTCATCAGTAGTTGCCATTTATTAAGCCTCTCCATTGTTTGAATAAGTCAAGTTTATTGCGTCGGTTGAATAGATTGTATAAACGTCCATTGAGCAAGTGTAATAACGTCCCTCAAGGGTTGATGTAAAGTTATCTAATAAAATAACCCCTGTGCGGTTTGATACAAGGTCTTGAATATCGACATCAAGTAACCCTTTTTGATTTTTGTAACCGAAGCGTGTTTGCCAGTCTATCCCACTATCTAACGCAAAAAAACAATTGTTTTGCCATTCATTGAGTGCGGTATAGATGTCTTGCTCTATGGCACTTTGATTAGTTCTATATGAACCGTATCCTCGTCCAAAGTCCCAATCCTCTGTACCGTCATTATTTTTTATCATTGCTCGAACTAACATAATTATCCTTTTGGAGCTGTTGTATCTTGTCCCTCGTTGCCGTTACCGTGTACGTGGTTCATAAGACTTATCCCACCTGCTACAATATCCCCAGTTGCGGTAATTGAGCCACTAACATTAAGATTGCCTGTTACATTTACACCGCTGTCGCTTATTTCAAGCCTTGTGCCATTGTAGTAAAGGTTTAAGCAACCCGCTGAATAGCTTGGCAAATTAACTAGGCTGTGCATACCGCATAAGAAAATTGCGTCTGTTATATGATGTGAACGGATGTATTGAGGCGGTACACTTTCCCCAGTCAAGTACCAACTTTCAAGCTCTCTGTCATTGAATAGGATTAAACCCTCGTCGCCAATGTTTAAAGGATATGTAAATCCCATATTGGCATTGCCCATAAAAAATACTTTTGCTCTGATTGGTTCAAAGTCCTCACTTATTGGAATACCATTGTTATCAAAGCTTTTAATGTATTGCTGTGCAATTTGTACTTGAACGGTGCAATCTGTCGGATTAAACTCAACCACTTTACCAATTCTTACACAATTAAGACGATTGTAAAGTACATCTTCTTTGAGGGTTTCTGTGTAAACGGCTAAGTCGGGGAAGTTACGTTGATTTATGTAGTTTGTGCTCATACTCTCTTTGCTCCGCCTTTGCCTAACACGCTTTGAACGTGAATAACACCGTTACCACTTCCGCCTAACTTGAAGATATAACAAAACTTGTCCCAATATGGATTAAACACATTATCATAAGCAACTTTAGAGTTAACACCAATTAATTGGAAGTCAATTGCATTCCCGATTAAGTGTTGACTTTCTTTTGAGGCATTGCTTAAGCTTGCGTTATTGGCGTAAGTTCTCCACCCTGATGTCACTTTAATCTTAACGTTTTTGTAATAGGTATTTACAAAGTTAGTTAACTTTGTAGCAATTGTTTGACATCTATATAAGATATCTTTTGAGATTTCTGCATTTATGTCTGCGTTTGAATTACCGCTCCCCGCTGGTTTAATCATCTCTTTCCAACTGATACGATTGGTAATCATTTTATTGTAGCCTGATATATCTCCGTTATTATCTTTGATATATCTGTAAACTTCTTCAACGCTTGCGCCATAACTGCCGTTAACTGGTTCAATCTGATTGCCTGTAACCATTTGAAAACCACCGTTAACAGTTTCCCCAGTTGTCATATATGGAGAGTTACTTAAGCCTTGACCAGTTATTAAGTTAACGGTTGTTATTCTTTGACCTGAAACACGACCACTAATAGTACCTCTATGCGTCATACCACAAAGAAAATATGTGCCTGAAAACTCGCTTGCTATATCGCTCTGTATCTCAAGTAATTGACCAACGTACAGAGAGGGGTTTAAAATGCTATCTGCGACGACTTCTTGCCCTTGCCTATACGGAGTACCAATTAAACCGTTTTGTGCATTTAAAACGGTTACACCAATGTTTAAGCATTCATTTTCATTGAGAGTATTAATCTTTGCATTGTCTATAAATGTTTGGTTATTGGTAATCTGTTGAATAATCTGAAGTGGAGTTCCTTTAAAGGTTGTATCAGTTTTAAATTGACCCTCTAAACGTCCGCAACTTCCTATTTCGCAATCTTCCATAAGGTTTACAAGGTAAGCGTATGCCTCTTGGAATGTTGTGCCCGCAGTAAATGTATGTACACCTATGTCAGGTTGATTATAGCCAACGTCAAGGGCTTGTATTGTGGTTTGTACATCTACGCCACTTCTATGTGAGTAAGCCTCTTGCATCATACCACTGAATAGCAAAATCAATTGATTTTCATAGCCAGCCCAAAACTTAACATATTTTTTTGTAACTAGCCAACGTTCAAGAAACAGATTGGAGCGGGTAGCGGGTGCAAGGTTGTAAATGGTAAAACTAGCCGTATTTGATTGTGCAAAAGTGTTTCGTACAATATTAAACTCGACCGTTAAGGGATAGCCAAAAGTTACAACCTGTGCCTCTCCTTTTTCATCATAGTAAGTAACTTCCATACGCCAAATACATTGATGTGGATTTGAACCCTCGAACTCGTTACTTATCCCGCCTGTTAATGTTATACTATCCGCCATAAATTTCTGTTTCTATTTGTTGTACCTCTGAACTATCTAAGAGATACATATTTACTCTTTGATTTGCAAAATCATCAATTGAGCACGGCTCTAAATCGCCTAATGCAGTAAATGCAATTCCCCACTCAATATTATTACGCCATTGTCTTAAAATATTAGGGTGCAATACTACTTTCATACCGTAAACGGTTAAGGAATTGCTCACAATATCCATATACCATGAATATTGACTTGGCGCATATTTTAATGTTATTGAAGCGCTTTCATTTTGCGTAACTTGGGCTTGAAATGTTTGCCACGCATCAGATGTTATTGATATAATTTGTTGCATAGTTATTTTCTATAAAACATACTGTATAAAATAGTATCATTAAAATCAGTGCTTTGCGTACTTGCCACACCTGTATTAGTTTCACTTGCTTGTTGTTGAGATACTAACAAACTTTTTTCGGAGTTTGTTGCGTTCCTTGTTGTTGAACTTACATAACTCCATTCTTGGAGTTTGATTTCAACCGTACTTTCATACAAAGTATCAGATTGGGTCATTATTATGTCAATGATTGCCATATTATCTAACAATTTGTATGGCGTCCATACGGTAATTAATTGACGTTCTGTCATTAAGGTTTCAAGCTTATCTAAAACAAATTGTTGGTTAGATTGGCTTTGAGTAACTGGTGAATAGTCATTAAGTAAGACCACTGCCATTTCTGAATAACGGTTTACACTATCCTCAATGGCTTGAGCTGACGACCTTAACAAAGATGTAGCACTTGAAACGCTTGGAGAAACAAAGCTTAATCCATTAAGCCAGTTAGGGATATATTTGTTTACTGTGTTTACATAGTGTTTCGGTGCTGTGTAGATTTTTTCACCAATCAGACCGCTAACTGTGTAAACTCTGGGTTTAATCGCCCAGTGGTCATTCAAAGGGACGTTGTCCTCTGTGTAATGAGTAGTTATATCACTTGATAACTGGATTGAATTGTTTTGAGGGATACCAAATTTCCTAAATAAAAACATATCCCCATATTTATGACTTCCGCCACGCTGACTAAATAACACCGCTGGAAGCTGATTTATTTCATCAAAAGGGGCGTTATTTAATGCCACATAATTATTTTTAAAATTATTAAGAGATGAAACAATTGACATTATACGTACGCCCTTTGTTGAGGAATTATTGAACTAAATTGACTTACAATGTTATTACCGACTGCCTTGTCTGCTCGTTCGGTTGTGTTAATTGTAACATTGTTGTTTTGATTTACGGTTGAATTAGTTGGATTTACCGTATTATCTACTCCACGAATTAAGTCGGGAATAGTTGGGATTTTTCCGTGTATATCTTCTGTTAGTCCTTTTATTATTGCGTCTGAAATACTTTTAACATTCAGCCCACCAGCTAAGAAATTCCAATTTGCCAGTGCTTTCATTGGTTCTTCAATACCTTTGAATTTAGGTAATGAGTCTTGAATAGCCTCTCCAAATTGTTTTATGCCCTCAATAGCTAAACCTAGGACACTATTCTTACCAGCATAATAACCAGCTACATCATCTAAGATAAGAAATAATGCAGTCATGCCTGCAATAAATGCCATTAGCCCAGGGTTAGCGACTGTTAAAGCAACACCTAAACCAATCAACGCAACTTTCAGAGAGTCAATTAATTGAGGAACTTTAGAGAATTGTTCTACAATCATTACAACGTGTTGACCCAATTGGTTAAGAGTTGGTAATATTTTTATTAATATTTCTTGTCCAGTTTTCTGTAACTGTAAATGAATTTTCTTAAGCTCTAAGCCTAACTTGTACGCTTTTTCTTGTTGTTCAGGTGACAAAAATAGATTATTGACTTCCGCCATTTCCTCTTTTGTCATTCGTAACATCATCAAGTCGTCTGCACTAAAGCCCATACGTTGAAGGATATTAACCGCTTTAATATCGTCAACTCCTTTAATTGCCTCACGAACTTCCTCAACGATTTGCTCTACAGATTTGCCATAAGGATTGATGGCTTTACCACCAAAAAATGCAAGTTCTTGATAAGGTGAAACATCTCCACGTCCCATTTGAATATCAAGTAAATTGCCTGCTACATTACTCAATGAGCCCGCCATACCCTCACGTGTAGCATTGTAGTTAACCATTGATGAGGCACTTGCGTATTTGTTTAATGTGCCTAACCCTACGCCTGTAGTACGTGAAAAAGTAATGGCTTGTTGATTGGCTCTATAAAAAGCATTTGCCATACGGTCAAGCATTCCAATTGTACCAACTACAGCCAATGCCATTCGACGCATAGCTTGCATATTAGCACGCAAGGATTTTGAAAAATTGTCGGTGCTTACAGTTAGCTTTTTATTTTTTTCTTCAAGGGATTTACTATGTTTTTCCAACTGTTGCATTTGCTTATCAGTTTTGTCAAGCTCTTTAGTATTTCCCTTAATGCCTAAGGCTATGAAAAACTCGCCTAGTTTCATTGCTTTTTCCCTTTGTTTAATTCATAGTAGGTATGTTCATAATCTTTGCAAGCGTTATCGAAATGAAACGCATTAAAGACTTCATCAATAGGTGCTTGATATGCAAGGCTTGGGTTACCACCGTACCAACCTGATTTACATACACTCATTACAAGCATATCTAAGTAGTCGCATTTAAAGACGAAATGAGGCTTAATACCGTTTGAAACTTCCCGGTCTTGCACAAAGTAGTTAGGCTCTTGAAAAAAGGGCGTAAGTTTGCCTCCATACAAGCATAGTAGATTTCATAAATATCGTTCCTTGCCTCTGGATGTTCATCAAACAAAGTCGGAGTAATTTTAAAATTATTCCACGTGCATATTTTTAAGCACGGAATAAGTGCCGTTTCGATTTCGTCCGATATATCTATTCCAATTAAAACATTTTTCGCAAAGTCCAATAAACCAGTAACATCTATATTTCGGTTAAGTAAGTCCGCTCCGTTACTTTCAATTTTCAAGCCTGTATTATACTTTTGTAGTTCAACAAGTAATGCTTTTTTTAAGGCTTTAACATCTGCAATAGTTGCACAATTGATTACAACTTTTGCCTTTTCATTTTCTGTAGTAAATTCCATATTTTTCCCCTCATTAGACCCTCTCTCCCCCCATAAGAGTTTTTAAGCTCCTATGAGGGGTGAGGGGTCAACCTTTATTACAAAATACCACGGTTATTATTAGCAAATACTATTTTATATTCAACTAACGCTTGCTCTGTGTTTCCGTCCACTGCACTTGTTACAGTAGGGATTTTTGAAACCATACCGCCAGCCAACATATAAGTGATGTATCTGATATTGCCAGCACCGTCACCAATCTTTTTGATAACTGCACCTGTTGCTAATACTGTGCTTGCAAATTCTTCTAAATCAGGGGTCAAACCGTTTAGACGTCTGTCGTCAGGTGAACCAGCTAAGACTGAAACGGTTAAGGTTGCAACCTTACCAGGCTGATTTAATGCAAATACGGTATTACCATTTTTTCCTCTTTCCAATGCTACAAGGTCATTAGGGACTTCCAATGAGCCGATAGTGCCTTGACCAAAATATGTAAGAGGTATATCGTTAACGATAATTTCGTCATTTCCTGTTAATGCATATTCTGCCATTTTATTTTCTCCTACGCTTGAATATTGATTATAACAGATGAGCTATGAATTGCGCCAGCTCTCTTAACAGCTATCTGAATAAGCGGTGCTTCTCTGTTTTCTCTCTCTGTCTGTGATTGTTGAGAAATTGGAATACTATAAATGTAGTATCCAAATTTTTCTATAGCTTCTTGGAATACTTCAGGGTCACCGAATGGAATACTATCATTCCAACTTAACCCTGTTCCGATTGAACCATTTCTTACACCCTGTTCAAGAACGGTTTGAGCAGAGTTCTTAAGCCCTGTGATACCTTTATTTGTTTGAGGTATCTTTGTATTAGTTTTTCTCAAATAATTGAATAACGCTACTTCTAAGGCTTTCTTAAGCCATAAATTCATTGTAGCCTCGTCAGTGTACAAACCATTTGAGAATGAGTAAACGCAAGATAATCCCGCAGTATCGCCATAAATATCTACGCCATTTGTTTTTGCTGAATTAAAATATGTTTGATTAAGGTTTGTATCTGCACTTGTACCTGTCAATGTTTTCAAGTTCATTGTCAAGGCTGTTTCTGTGCCACTGTAATTAGTTGAGCAAGCAATTGAGGCATAAGTTGCAATTGCTACTTTAGCGTCTTGCTGTGTTCCTGTTGAGTAGCATAGTAATCTTGTTTGTGTCAATTCTGCTGAACTAATGCTTTGACCTAAGACCGCCATATTATTCAATGAGTGAATTGCCTCATAGTAAATGCAATCTTGAGTTTGTACATATTGAGCATTTGCCAATATTCTTGCGTTTTCACATAATTGAGTAGATAAAACACCGCCAAAATAGAATTTTTCACTAGCTTCTGCAATTGCCTCGGCTAATGTAGTTCCTGAACTGTCTTGACCTGCTGTTTCACTATCATTGTTCAACAAATAAGGATATACAGTATTAGCAACCGAATAACTTGCGTAAGTACCTGTTTTTGACGCACAAGTTTCGCTATCAAAATAAGATGTTCCTGCAAGGTCTGTACCTGATGTAACATCTACAGTTACACCGTCTTGAAGTGTTACTGTTCCGCTTGGAGCTGGTTGTAATACTACGCTTGAATAACCCCCAATTGCATTTGATGTAAATACAAGTTCATTTGTTCCTGATGTTGTCAAGGTTACTGGTACATTATTTTTTGTAAACAAGTCGGTTAATGTATTTGAAATACCGCTTACATCGCTTGCACCACCCATATTTATATCAGTTAATAAGTATTGAATACCGTCAACATAGAGGTTTAAAATGCCGTCTGTTACGCTTGCGAAGTTTGCCATTGTTGAAGTCAATGAGCCAGTTGTCAATGTACCCGCAGTTCCCTCACTTGTTTTTGTTGGTTCAACTGGGGCGCAAGAACTTTCTGCACCTAAACGTCTTGAACTGAATTGTAATTGATTTGTGTTAACAACTGTTATATCGCAGTCTAATCCCGCATTATCTAACACGGTTACAATGTCTGCAACAGTTGAGATTGATGTAAAGTTTAGATTATTTACTGTGTACGCTGTTCCGTCGATTGTCAATGTCATTGTACCGCTTGAAACGGTTTTCAATGTTGCTAACATGGCATTTGTAATTGCGTGAGTTGTGAAGTATGCTGATGTAGCGTTTACGCCACCAAACGGATAAACGATTACTTGACCTTTACCTGTGATTAGGTTAGGCGCTGGCATGAACATACCAGTTCCCATATTAGCGGTCAATGTTCCTGTTCCATATTCCTGAATGATGTCATTAGCGTTTACTGCCCAAATATAAGGTTCTACGCTTAATGGTACTTCATTCGTGAATATACAAATATTGTTTGTAGCAAAATCACTTAAACCAGTTGGAGTATTGGTCAAAGAGATGTTTACTGTATTTGTAAGTGCAATAGTACCCATTAATTTGTCCTTTCGTTATTTACAAAGTTTTTCATAGATTTTATTAATAGTTTCTGTTATGTGAGAAATCTGTTTTTCAAGTACTCTGAACGATTGCAATGTTGCATAACGTTCTGAAATTTCGTCAATAATCTCCCTGTGAGTACGCTCTAATTGGTCGGGCGTTACAAAGATGTGAGATTGTATAAGTGCCACTATTACAAGGGCAATATATGGGGTAATGTCGTTCAAATTAATATTTTCCATTCCTAATTTCCCCCCACTTCTGGATTATTCATTATATCAAGTTTGATAACGTTTTTGTTGTCGGCTTGAACAGTTGCGCTAAATGTATCATAATAATCAACTGTTGTAGTTTTTGAATGCCATAATAAAACGTCAAATCTTATGGCATATCTGTTAAGCTCTGAACCACCCTCTAAGCCTGATAAGTTTTGAGCCTGTGAGATGTTAGCTATTTTAAAATTGTATTGCTCTTGGAGCTGTTCTGCTAAGGTACTATTCAAAGCCAACTGAACCTCGTTGTAACGCATTAGAGCGTCTGTATTCTTTGAATAGATATCAATCTGCATAGACCTTTTTTCATTGCTGTGTACGGTCTCTGAATAGCCTGTATCAGTATCCGCAAAATCTGTGTGCAATGAGTATATTTGATTGCTTAAGGTTGAAACGGTAACCTGTATTTGTGGAGTATTGAATAAAAGTATGTTTTGCCCTCTGATAACTACGCAAGGGATTTCATTACCATTCTTATCTGTTCCCCAGTTGTCGGGTAAGTCCATATAGGTTTGTATTAGATTGCATATAATTTGTTCGATTGGTAATTGCATTAATTTACATCCTGATAAGCGTTAACAAGCTCGTATTCCTCAAACCCATTTAAGCAATAGTTCTTGGCGTTCATTACCTTGTATTCAATACCTTTGAAAATAACGTGGTCTCCTGCGTTCAAATCGCCATTGCTACATTTGCAATGCAACCAATACCATTGCCAGCTCCTCATACCTTCCGGTTTTGACATCAATTTTGCCATTGATAAAGGTTGCCAAACACCTTTAAGCTTTATTTTCTTTTGTGTTTCCTGTTTAAAACCGTTTACAACGGATTGAGTAATTTTAATCAATTCTATAGGATACTCCCAATCTGTAAGAGTATCACGCATATTTACGAATGTCCAATTATCGCCATAAGTGTATGTCATTATTTTTTCTCAATCTCGTATGTTACTGCGTTTTTCAATGTTCCTAAATTCTGTAATGGTTTACTTGAACCTTTGAGCATTACGGTAAGTGGACTATTTTCTGCCCAACTTCCCCAACCGGATGTTTCAAAGGCTTGCATAATTGTTTCTAAAGCTCCTGCGCCAACCATTGTAGCTATACTTTGCAAATCCCCTGTTTTTTCAAAGAAATAAGTAAAGTCTTGTGTGGTCATTCCTTTTTTAATGTTTTTTAAAAATACTGACCTCTTTCTAAGACTATCCCCTAACCAACTTCTTGCGGGAATGTGTATATGTGTTGCTTTAAGATGTACTCCAAAATTGTACCAAAACCAACCACGCATTTTATCAGTGACTTTAATGTCTGCACCAAACTCTTGTAAAGCTCCTAACCCCGCCTCGTCCATATCCTCACTTACTGGGTCGTCTCCGCCTTTTCCTTTGAGCAAGCCAACCTTTACGCTGTACTGCTCGCCCATAGCTTTTATAAGCTTTTTGAGGTTACCATAGTTGATTTCGGTCTTAAGTTCACCCATTAGTTGTTGCACCGTTTACAAGTATAACATTCCCAATCATATAAGGATAGATTAAGGATAAGTATTTCAAACCATAGCCGTTTGAGGCGTATATGGACATTGTAGGGCTTTTCATTACCCATTGAGGTATAGAATAACCCTCGGATACTGAACCCACGCTCTTGCTTGTCGTAATGCCCGCATAATTGCCTCCGCTTGCGTTACGAAAATCAAGGGTCAAATAAAAAGCTGTCAAATATAAAAACACTAGGTTTTGTGTTTCTACATTCGGGAATAAACTTATGTTGAAATTTATGTCAGCCTCTAACATGGCGGTTAAGATATCACTATCTTGCGTATAGTTTAATACGCTGTCACTGTAGCTAGTCCAATCAGTAGTATTGGTAGGCAGTGTGCTAGTTACTCCGCTTGCTACTATGCACTGATAAAACGCACCGTTATAATAAACGATATCGCCATTTGCATAAAGGTTAGTCGGAATATATACTGGCAAATAAGTCGGGTTAAAACGTGGGAACTGGATTTTAAAATCCGCCACACATATCTGGCTCATAACTCCACTTATGCCTATTGTCTGTGATGATAGTTCTGTCATAAATTCCTTTGTAATTGAGGGGGGAATAAATCCCCCCAGTAATTACTTAATTAGTTCTGCAAGTTTTGCATTAGAGATGTTTTTAGCAAATTCTAAACCCTTTTCCTCTGCAATCTTTAGCATTTCTTTTCTTGTCAAAGCAAGTACTTCTTTTGGAGTAACTTCCTTGGCTTTAAGCTCTGCAAGCTCCTCTTTAAGTTTTGCGATTTCTTCGGGTGCAATTTCTTCAATTACTCCCGCACATTTTTTAAAAGCCTCTGCCATATCTTTTGCAAATTCTCTTACTTCGCCTGCTTTAAAGATTGTTGAGCCGTGCATATAAGCTCTTGTTGCTGTGTTTCTTAGTTTCATAAACCCCTCCTATTCACTAAGATAATGCAGTTTGACCTGCAAGGTAAAGCATTGAGTTAGTACGTTTCAAGTATGGTGGTATAAATTGACCGTGTGCTTGAGATACTAAGTCTAATGAACCTTGAGGGAATAGAGGCATTGGAGTGTAAGGAACTGGTAAATAAGCCTCTAAGTTGTCAGCGTCATCATTGTAAAGTACGATAACTGGGTTTGTACCGTCAACGGTTGGAGCGTTAGATGTAATTGCGTTGTTAGCATAAGCAACAGGCAAAATTCTGAAGTCTTCACCGTTTACACGTTTCATTGCGTCTTCAAGTACTTGCAATCTGTTTAAGCCATATTGACCGAATGGAGTTGTCAATGCAAAATATTCTTTTGCTGGCAAAATCATTCTGTTGAAGTTCATTGTGTAATCAGCGTTATCTTGATATGCTGGTGCTAATTGAGCAATGAATGTTGTAAACTCACTGTCAGACATAGCAGATAATGCATTTGAGTAAATTGTTTGGTTAACTGTAACATCTGATTGCGTCAAGATACCTTGTTGTGAACCGTCTGACAAACCATTGAAGAATGTTTTTTGCAACATCAAGTCCCAAGTTTTCTTTCTTGCTTTTTCTTTTTCTTCAACGATTGAGAATGTAGCGTCGTTAATTCTACCCATTTGAGCTAACTCATTAGTGATAGAGTAAACTGCACGCCAAAAGTTATTTTTAAGGTTCAACGCACCAACTTGGATAGATACGTTCATATCTTTGTTGATGCCGTCAGCACTTGGATTGATAAGACCTTGTTCACCGTCATTACCAATATAGTTTACTGCGTATTGCAATAATTGAGTAGCATAAGCACCCGCACCAACGTTAATTTTAACGAAGTCAGACAACTTATGACCGTTTAATTCATAAAATTTCTTTTCTACAACGCCAGCAAGAATAGTGGTCAATGTAGTGATTGATTGTTCTAAACCAGCTGTAGCACCGATACCAGAGTTATTAACTGTTCCCATAAGGTTGTTACGTAACTGGTTTTTATATCTTTCTTTGGTTAATATTCCAATTGTATCCATGTTCTTATGTCCTTTCTACTTAAAATGATAATTGTACTTGTACAAGTCCGTTTGCCGGTCCGTAAGTGACTGCTGTACCAATAGCTGCTGCGGATGTACCTGAAACAGTACCGCAACCACTAGCTGTATATTCTACTTGAGCGCCAACTGCAATAGGTGAAGCACCTACTGTCATATATACAATATCTCCGCTTTGAGCTAATGCAATTTTATCGCCTGCTGCATAAGATGAGGTTCTGGCGTCATAAGCTACAATACCAAATACGCCTTTACCTGTTGACCATTCTTGAACAACGGGAGCTAACTCATTTGTTGAGGCAGTATCTAATACAACTGCTTCACCTGCTGCAAGAGTAGTGCCTGATGTAGCTGGTGTAAATACTGCGTTATGTATTTGAGGATGATTAGGAATTAATGCATACATACCTGCCACTGGCTGTATATCATATCCTGTTAATGTGAATGCTGATGTCATTTTAAACTTTCCTTTCTTGATTAGTAATTTTCACCTAACTTTAATCTATCTTCTTTTGAAATGTAGCCAGTGCCATATTCATAAGAACTAGAATTATTTACTACACGTCTTGCAATTTCTGCGTAATCTACTGAATTTTTTACGTCTGCAATACGTTTTTCTTTTTCAAATTCTTCTCTGTCTTTTTCGTCCTCGTTTTTACATTTGTTATCACGTGAACGTTCAGAGTCTGTATAAGCTATTTCTTCGGCTTTTTTGATTACTGTTCGGATGTCTTCATCATCACATCCAGCAGATTTCATAATTCCACCGATTTCATCAATTAGCTTACGTTTGTCTGTTTTTTCTTCATTGTCACGTCTGTTTCTGCGTTCGTTATCTCTTTCGTCGTCGCATTTGTTGTCTTTTCTATTACGACGTCCGCAGTTATCTTCTTTTTCGTCGTCTGCGTGGTCACGTCTGTTGTCACGTTCGTCGTCACATCTGTTTTTACGATTGTCACGGTCGTCACGTTCTGAACCCTCGTAAGCTATTTTTTCCATTTTTTTAATAGCTGTTCTGATGATTTCGTCATCATCACCTGCTGATTTTAGCATTCCTGCTACTTCATCAATAAGTTTTCTTTTATCAACTTTGTCCATATCGTCTTTTTCCTTTCTTTCGTTATTTACGATATCTTTTATAAATTCGGTTAAGCTGTTTAGTACGTTATCCATAGGTTTTTTCTCCTGTTTATCTTTTGAATTTATCACTATATTAGCCCTCTCATATCTGGGGTCTTTCACTAAAGCAAGGTGCAAAAATTCACCGTCAGTAAATTCCATATCATAATCAAGACTGTTGTGCGTACCTGCTTTGTTGTCTGAAACAAAGTCATAAGAACAAGAAACATTCCAACCTTGATTTTTAACTAGGTCTATCGCTTGCGTATCCCATATGATACCTGAACAATAGTACCAGCCATCATTATCGTCGTACCAAACATCACTGATAACACCAACTCTCTCGTCGTCTGCGTTTTCGTCTGTGATTGTTTCGTGATTGATAATAACAGGGCAACCTATTATAGTTTTTAAGAACTTATCAAGGGTTTCTTTGGTAATAAGTACATTACCTAAGTCCTTGTAATGTACCAGACCAGCTTCAATAAACCTTGATGTAAATTTACGTCCTTTGCCTTTTTCCTCAAGAACCACATCGTCTTGAAGTTCAAGCCCATTTGTAACTGTTAATGAAATAGAATTATGGGCTTTACGTTTAGCCTTACGTTGAGCCTTTTCCATTTGTTCAATTTCATCAAGATAATATTTTAATTTTTCCTCTAACTTATCCCGTTCGGGCTTATAGCCACATTCTTTAAGTTGTTGGCGGGTATAATTACGAAGATCCCGAAAATCATCTAAACGGGTTTCTGACAATAACTCCTCTTCTCTTGAAGGTTTTGGTGCAGATCCTGACAATGTAGGCTGTTCTTTTTTTATTTGTTGAAATTCTTTATTTCCTTTCAACATTTTTCTAGTTTCGATTTCTTTTTCGATTTGTTCGTCGGATTTCCCTAACAGTTTTCCTAGTTCACGAATATCTTTATATTCATCATCTTCGGGTTCTTTTTGTGTTTCTTTATCTTTTAAATCAATTCCCCATGTTCTTTTCATTGCTTCACGTGGGTTTTCACCGTCTTTTAATAAAAGGTGACGTCCTTTATTTTCTTCGCCATGGGGCTTAATTGTAATCCATTTATCTTCATTATTAATATTTTGTTTTGATTTTAGCATTGTTTATAAATTTCCTTATAGAGTTTATGACCCCTTTTTGTGAAACTAATATCTTCTCACGGTTTTGTAAATATTCCTTGTTGATTACTGGGGACATTGAACAACGGCAGTTATACGTTTCACCTGGTAACCCATATTGCATAATCCCTTTTTTATTATCATAAATCATGGGGGGACTATCAAACCTATAGACATTACCATTCAAGTCCTTATGTAATTCCCTTGTACGCTCGTCCATAACTGCGTGCCATTTGAAATGTGTAAACCCCTCTTCAACGTACTTTGAACGGAAGTAACTAGCGGTTGCGATTGCGCTCTCGTTACGTGCTAGGAACTTAGCTTTACGTGTTCCTATTTTCCATTCTCGCTCTATGTAATTGCTTATAGTCTTGATTGATTTGCCCTCAAGCGCCATTTGAGCAACTACTTCACGCATTTCAACTATTTTTTCCTCTGTCCAATTTTGTATCCAATAGTCTAAGTTATGCGTGTATCTTTGTGCAATCTCATTTTTTTGCCAGTTGGTCAATTTCGGAGTTAAGAACGGTACTTTTTTGTCTTTAGCCTCTTTATATACCCTACGCTGTAAATCGTTCATTATCTCTTTTACAGTGCCCTCTATTACAAATGTTTTCTGTAAATTAGTAAGATTGTTGAACTGGTCGGTAAGATATTTTTGAATTGCATACGCTTTAATAACCGCTTGCGCTTGAGAATAGTCGAACGCTTGAGCAATACCAATTGGTAACTTTGATTTTGATATAACGTAAGCATTTAATTTCTTTGAGTATTTTGCACCCAGTGCTTCAAGTTCTTTTGCCATTCGGTTGCTAAACCGTCCTGAAACACTGTAAATAGCACCGTCTGAATAGATTAATTTATTTCCTTGAATGTAAGTAAATAAATCATCAACGCTATTGTTAACTGTGGTTTTCTTCAGGATTAGAAAACATTCTTTAAAAATGTTCTCCCACATCCATTTTTCCATTACTCGGATTATTTTACGTTCATAGCTTTTCTTATATGTAAGATTTCGTAAGAACTTCATCAAAATCCTCGTCTATGTCGTTGTCGTCAATTGCGTTAAGTTCTTCATCACTAAATAAGACAATACCCTCGTTATTAAGCTGTTCAGCTACTTGGGTCTTTGTCATTATGCCCGCACCTAATAACTGCAACCAGTTATTAATCTTGGCGGTTTGTACTTCAAGCACTTCTTTTTCAGATAGTACTCTTAATGGTTTCCATTTGATACGGATATCATCAACATTACGCCCAAACAACTGGTAACAACGTATTTTAACCATTTGTTTTAATATTGGCGTGCTTGGTACTCTGATATCGCTTGAAATCATTGCGTTATAGTTTTCAATGTCAAGTTCTGCACCTGTACCTAATCCGTTAGCACCTTTTCCAAATACCTTTGAATAAGGTAACCTAATTGCCGAACAGATAAGCAAGAATATTTTTTCCAATATCTGGTCTAATGAGCCAAAAGATAATTGCTTTTGTTCGTATTCATCTTGACTATCTAACGCAAGTAATGACTTGTAATTTTTTTGCGTGCTAGCAATCTCTAAACGCTTTTTAATGGCACTTTCACCAGCGGGTGACATAAGTGTTTCGGCTAAACCAAAAATCTTAACTACGTCGATTTTAGCCTCGTCTAAGAGTTCAAATATTACACTGTTAGCTTTAACATATTCGTTAAGTTGTGGGATGACTGCCTCTAAGATACTAGCACCCCAACCTTGTAACAAGTTTTGAATGTAATAAGGTTGTGGAGCACCGCAGTATGTAAATATCCTTGATTTGTCAACTGTAAATGACATATCTTCAAGGTTGTTATCTTGGATAATAAACTGGTCTGCAAGTCTTAAGTTTGAGGCATTCTGAACGCATTGCCAACGGTCTAATGCCATAAACTCAACGTCTTTTTTATAAATTGTTTCAGGATTAAACGGAGTATCGGGTTTTTGGTTAGTGTTAACAAAAATCAAACCACCACCGTATAATCTTCCCCAACGTATGCAATCCTTTAAACGTTCAATGTCTTGGGCATTGTTTATATAATCTTGAAGTTGTTCAAGCTCGTCAGTCTCAAGTGTATTGCTGTCTAATTCAAAACCACCGTCCCTAAATGCGTCCTCTACTGGTAAGTCAACCGCAAGCTTAACAAAGCTGTTTGACTTGTACATATTAGCCAACGGCACCCAATTTAAAGAAAGTAGCAATGGACTAGCAGTTTGGTAAGAGGTAAACGGAGATTGTATTTCATTCCCAATGTTTAAAGCACTAGCAAGTCCATTGTTAACGGTTGAATTTGATTGATGAGAGATTTTAGCTTGTTTTCTTTTTTTCATAAAACTTCAAAGATTGTTGCACGTTTGTGTGCAATAGTATTATTGATTAGATGGACTAAAGCGTCCGTTATGTCGTCGTGTTCTTGCGTTTGTTCTCGGTTGAACTCTTCAAGCTCGGATAAAAGCAAATTATTAAAGCCATAGTTTTCATCAACTGGTAACATAACGTTACCACTTTGCATATATTCTAAGACTTCCTCAACTCTTGCAAGCTTATCTTTGTTTACGTCAATAGGGATTACTGGCATGCCTGTCTTCCCTCTCAACTCTTGGATTAACTGTTGACCGCTTGCTTTGTTTTCAATATAAACCGCTGTACAAGATGTATGATAGATATCAAACTGATACTTATTAAACAAGTTAACCGCAACTTGTTTAAGCTCGGGATACTCATATCGTCCGTGTATCATTTCCAAGATGTGAAGTTTTCCCTCAGTGGTAACTCCACCAACCAGACCGCAACTATAGTCGGCACTTTCCTTAACGCTTATGGCTGTGTCCCACGCTATAACAATTTTTTTATAGCGGTTAAGTGTAATGTCCTGAGGCGTGTAATATGTAAACCAATCACGCTTAATTAAGTTGCCACCCTCTGCCAATGGTTCGGCTTGATACTGAGCTTGAAACATATAGTTATTCTTCTGAAGTTCTGCTATACGTTCTGCAGTGTATTGGCTCGGTAATGTACAATTACCATTACTATCAAGTAACGGTTTCTTAAGTACTTCATATTTGTACTTTTCAATCAGAAAACCTGATAAATCATATTTGTGCAGTCTTTGCTGTACACATAAGACTGGTACTTGAGAATTGTTTATACGGCTTAAGAGTGTTTCCTCAAAATATTCACATACCTTTTGTCTAAGACGTTTGTACCGAATGTCTTGCGGTTTGTTCGGGTCGTCTAATATAAGAATACCACCAAACTTTTTACTGTTCCGAACGCCTGCACCAAAGCCTGTAATTGAGCTACCCATAGCACTAAATAAAATAACACCACCCCCATAAGTGGTTATTTTCTTAGTTGAATATGTGTTTTTTTTATTCTCTTGTTGATTATACTCAAGCCAAAAATCATTGACTGGTAAGTCCTCACTTTCAAGCTCTTGATACAACTTATGTGGATACATTGCTCTATATAACGGATGTTCTAATATTTCCATTATATGCTGTGCAATCGTTCCCAGTAATTGCTGTGAGAATGATGTGTAAATAATGTTTGACTTGGGGTTATTGGTTATGCACCATACGACAAAGTATTGAGAGATTGTAGTCTTTGCACTTCTTGGAGGTAAGTTTAATACGGCTCTTGGTTTCTTGCCATTATAAATGTCCTCAAAGAAATCAAATAAATCTGTATGTAATTCCTCTTGAATGAACCGTGTACCCTCAATTTTATTAAACAAAAATAAGAACCAGTCTTTAAAGCCTCGTTCTATTAACCTTTGTCCTAAATATTGAAGTAAGTCGGCGTCATCAAGCATTAAGTCCCCTCATCTATAAGCTTATCAACCTTATGTTTGTCCGCTTGGGATACAAAAACCTTTTGAATTTCCATTCCGCCTTTAATCTCGGTTGCGTCTTTTTCAATTGTCAACTTGAGCAGTTCGGTAAGCGGTTTAGTGTCTCCCCGTTCTAAAGCCTCTGTACAAGCTTTGACGTGGTCTTTAAATATGTTTGGATTAGCTCTCAGAATGGCTCTGTAGTTCTCAAGGATTGAACTTGTTTTAACTTTTGTGTCCGCTGTCTTTTGTTGATTAGCTAAATCTTTAATGTTATGTTTCTTAACGTGTCTTAACTTATCTTTACAATCCTTAGCAGCCATAATTTACGCCCTCAAAATTTGTAAATTGATTAAACCGTAGTTGTTTTGTAAATGACCTGTAATGTTATCACAAAGGTTATTTACACCTCTGTTATCTGTTTCTATACCGTCTAATAAACGTAATGTATCAGCCAATAAATCTGATAGCTTTTTGTAATTTTCCAAATCGTCGTCAAGTTCTACATCTGGGATTAACGGAATTGCCATTTTAAGATATTGGGGGCTTGGCAATGGTCTGTCATCTGAACCTAACAATGCAGTTTCCTTAAGCTCGTCAAGAAAATCATCTATGCCGTCATAAACTCTATCAGCAAGTAAATGTTTTGCAAAAAATGCCTCACCGTGACAAGTGTAATGGATATCTTTACAAAAGTTCTGAATTGCTACCAGATACGCAATCAACTGGTTTATTTTCTCTGTCATAATGTCTTGTCCCATTAAAATCATAAATATGACCGTTCTTTTGATAAAGCCACGTCATATTTTGTAAACTTCCTTTAGCAACGTTTTGATTATCGCTTTGTGCTAATGCTAGTCGGTTGAAGTAATTAAGTGTTGAGTAAATGTCTTTGTTTTTTACTTTTTCTTTGATGAGTAATTTACGGTTCTTATCCCAGTAAGAAATGCTTGCTTGTAAAGCTCCGCACTTTTCATTTCTACATCTACCTAATTCTAACGTCTTGTAAACTTGGGTATTTGTATCAAATATGCGGATACTGCCTAAGTATTGACAAGGCGTGTTACAACACTTCAAGCACATAATGCTCTCTCCTACCATTAGCGGGAATTTCTTCCAACTCTACTACCAGTATAACAAATTTTTTTAATTTTGACTAGGAGTTGTAAAGTTTTTGTAATGTTTTAATTTATTTTGAGCATATATTTGCGCTTTGCGTAGTTTCCAACATAGTAAGGTAAGTGCGTTAACTCTCTCTCTAAGCCGTGCAATTTCTGCAATCAGTTCAATAACTTCTCTATCTGTCATTTACTTTGCTCTCTCAATTTTAAATAAACTTCTCGGGGCATAAGGTTACCATATTTATCAACAAATATGCACCCGTTACGCATTGTGTATGTTCCTTGAGTATTCATATATCTACCCTCTAAATAGCAAATAGTATTTTCCTCTTGATACACTATATTAACGATACAGATTATAAACAAAAGTGGGAATACAAGCATAATAAAAACTATAAAAAAATTGTCTTGTTCAGTCATATTATAACTTCTTTCCATTAGTCACTGTATCTCTCTTTAAATCATAAATCCAATGTTTTAAAATTCCAATGGCTTTAATGATATTTTTGGAGAAAACTTTTGTTTCCAAAAATTCTTGCAAAACTTGTAAGCCTTGAGGGCTACAATAATAGCAATTACATCTATACCAACTTTGTGCGTGTTCGTTATATACTTTCATTCGGTCAATGTATTTGCTAAACTCGGGACGTGACAAATATTGATGTAAGAAAGTATATCTAAGATTAAGTTTTTCTCCTAATTCATTAAGTGAAATGTAATCGTATTCACTATTCTCTACATTGTTCATTTTTTCTCCCTTTCTGTTTCAAGTTCTTTTATACGTAACGCTAACACTTCACGCAGTGAATGACAATTCTTTTTCTCAATAATGCTTTGTCTAAATGTATTGACAGTATTTTTAGTAATTCCCTCTTGTTTACTAATTTCCTCTACACTTAACCCTTGACAAAACAATTGGTAGATTTCTGCTTCTCTGCGTGTAAGTGTTGTAACGTTTTTCATAAGTCTAAATCCTTTGTTATCTCTTTAAAATCCTCAAGTTCAATGCATAAACCGTTGTTGAGCATTTTTTTGATTGAATTTAAGGCACTGTGATATTTTTTATTTTTTTCACATTCGTGTATTTTCCATTGTAATTGCCTGTAACAGCATTCGTCGCCCTCACCGCAAGCCAAATAGCTATCGTCGCAATAATGTTCTAGTTTACAATCATCTATTACATAGTAACGATGATAATGTTTACATTTGCTTACGTCTATATCATTATTCATTGTAACCATATTCCTCTCTAATATATTTCTCAACTTCCTTACTCAAATCAATATAACCCATTTTTTTAATAGGTCGCCACATTTTATTAACTTCTTCCACTTCTATTAAAAACTTCTGCAAATATTCTTCTGCTTTGACAGAATAATACACTTCAATATCGACCATCTCATCTTCCCAGTTATTTTCTATAAAATCATCAATATCTGCCTTAATTCTACGAATAGGTATTTTGAAGTATTCTTTTGTGTAAACTTTTATATTTTTTACTTTTTCAAGCATTCTTTGAACGTCATTATCAAATTCTACTGGGTCGTAATTGTCGATTATTAACTCATACATTTCTTCATAAAAATCTTCTAAAGTATCATAGTCGTATAATTGGTCGTCGTAGTTAAAACATAAGTCTTTTTCTTTAAATCCATCTAATGTTATCATTACACACCTGCCTTTATGATATATCCTCTTTCTTCCAAGTCTTGTATAATTTCTTTGACATTACATTCAACACTTTCTTTAAATTCATCAGCAGTCAAAGGAATTTCTTCAATTGTTTCTTTTGTTAAAATTTTAACTTTAACATATCGAACTATATCCCGTTCCAAGATAGTTTCTACTATGTCTTTAATTTCTACTTTATTAATATCCAAATTTAATGTGAACATCTATACCCCACTCCTTATCATATCTATCAATCGTTGTTTGCCTATGCGTTCGATTGCTTTTGTTTTAAAATTTTCGTCTAAGCAATAAACATTTCCACTTATCATACAAAGCTCACTTGTTGAGTAACCAATACGATTATTATAGACGGCATAGATTAAATAATATTTATCTTGATTTAAGTTACTCCAATCAATTACTTCTTCACCATTCAACTCATCTGCTAAGGCTTCAAGTTCAGCTTTTGTCTTTAAGTTTTCTCGATATTGTTCTGCTTGCGCTTCGGTTTGGAAGCAATTTCCTACCGACAGCCGAAAGTTATCTTCAACAGTGCCATACCACATCTCTGTATCTATAGCACCTGCACTAGTTATTAGATAATATTGTTCATCCATTTCAGGTTGCCATTTTTTGTTTTCTTTTTCACGTTTTAAAGCATTAAGTGCGGTTTCTAACGCTAAATTTTCCTCTTGGATTTGTTCAATTTTGTTGTTTAATTCCTCTAACAATTTGTTAATATCACTCATTCAATTCAACCTTTCTTTCTTGCTTATACTCATAGAGTTCAACCTCATCATCAATCCCTAATAAGAGTATTTCGTGCTCGTTATCCAGCATTGTATTATAGCTACTTAATTCCATAGCCTCTCCTTTTCAGTTCTTCCATAATAGCCACATTAACTATATATGATTTTTTGTAACCAGTTTGATTACAAAAATCAGTCAACGCTTTGTTTACTTCAGTTTTTATACAAAAGATTACATTCTCCGTTGTTTTCATCTTTTCTCCTTTTCTTTCTTACGTCATTATTCTAGTATATCATAATAAATTTGTCAATACTTTTATATAAAAATATTACAAATTATTAAGCATATATTTTTTAAACCTGATACATACTTGTTTGCTCTTGCCATCTGCGTCTGTTTCCTTACGTTTTTTTACCACATATTCGTCGGTTATATCATAGGTTTTACGTAAGTTTCTGATTACCCCTTGCGGACAACAGATATAAAACATTTTAAACATTTCCAATGAAGTAATACTTCCGTGTTGTTTTAAATACTTCAAAACTTTTTCTTCTTGGGTCATAGTAAATCCTCCTTATTGATTAATTTATTTATTTTCTTTTTCTTCTATATTAACCACCATACCTTTTTTTACTAATTTTTTAAAAGTTTTATCGATAGAATTTTGCATTTCGACATAATCGGGTTCTAAATATCCTCTCACAATGGTTTTATATGGTGATTTAAAACTATCTTCATCAACATAAAAGTGTAATATCCCCTCTTTGAGAGGGTGATGGTTCTTTTCAAATTCCTTTTTTAATATTTCACAAAATTCATTAAATTCTGCATTGTTCATTTCACTCAATGGTTTCATTCCTGTATCTCTCCTTTAATTAGTTTTTGCATAAAAGTATCGACGTCATAATCTACCATAAGTACTTCCCCCCATATTAAATAAACGTTTGTATATGCTCCCTTTTCTCCCCAGTCTTGAGATAACATACTTATATATTCGGGATTAATATAGGTGAGCCTATCAATTTTAAATAACATTTTACACACCTGCCTTTATCATATTAATAAGTCTTTGTTCACCAATTCTTTGATTTATATTTAACGGCTGTTAAATGACCTGCTAGCTGTTCCATTGTGGTGACCATATCTCTTGCGTATCTAAATTAAATTTTAGATTACAAATTACATTGCTAATCCCGTGACGGTTTTTTGCAATCAGAATTTGCAAATCATTTTTTACTTTCGGGTCACTGTCATAGGCATAAGGTCTATGAGCAAATAAAACATAATCAGCGTCTTGTTCAATTGCTCCACTTTCTCTAATGTCTGATAAAACTGGCATTTTGTCTTGTCGATTTTTTAAATCCCTATTGAGTTGTACTAATACCATAATTGGGACATTTAAATCGGTTGCCAGAATTTTAATCTGTCGTGACAAAGATGTTGCTTTTTCATAGAGGGATTTGTTATTAAATCCACTCATAAGACCTAAGTAGTCTATTATAACAAAATCTAAACCAGTTTTTTGTTTTTCAGTGAGATAGGTTCTTAATTTTTCTATAGTCAAATCATAATCACATAAAACAGATAAGTTCCAATCTTTGAGCTCGTTCAAACCTTTTTTATATAATGCCATTTCACCTTGGTTAAAAGTACAAGCTCTGTATTTTAAAGCGTTAAGCTTTGTATTAATACAATTAAAGCGATTTTGCAACTGTTGTAATGGCATTTCTAATGAGCAATATAAAACCTTTTTGTCCATCAGACATAACTGCCTAGCTATGTTTAAAGCGATAGTTGTTTTCCCCATGCCAGTACCACCGCCTAGTGCAATGTAATCCCCACCAGAAAATGACCCAATGTTTTCATCAAGTTCAGGGTAACCTGTTACCAAACGGCTTTGCTGTTTTTTTAAATAGGTTTCCTCAAAGTTTTCCATTCCCTCAGAGATATGAGTAATTTTTAACTCTTTGAGAGTGTGAGCTTTTTTAAACTCCTCAATTTTTTGAATATCTTTGTCCGTGTGAACATTCTCAATCATTTCTTGTAGTTTTTTTTCATAGAGAATTGAACATACTTTTTTTGTTAATGGTGATTCACACCATACGTAACTTTGAGTATACATTAAGCAGTCAATTACTTCTTTGTTTGCGTTCAGTTCTTGCGCAATTGTATAAGCATTGAGTGGTTCATTTTGGTTATAAAGTCTGTGAGCGGTTTCAAAAATTTGTTTTTTGATTGGACTAGTGAATAATTCTCCGTCACAATTTTCAAAAATGTATGGTCTTTTTTCAGGGAAGTCTAATAAAAGTGAAATTAAATTGTATTCTGCGTCTAATTCAAAAGTATTCATTCTTTTCTCCCTATCTGTATGCATTGTATTCACCTTGTATAGCTATTACATTTGATTTTATTGGTGACGTTTGATAATTATTTTGTTTTACTTTTTTGTACACCCATTGACTTTTTCCCATTGTTGCATAATGGCTTTTGTATTTTTTACCACTACTTTCGATATATTCGGATAAGCAAGAAATGCCATCATCTAATTGACTGCCATAAATCTCTTTTAACTTTTCATATTCTCTATCCGTAAGTTTTACATTTTTAAATTCACCATAAGGTTTTTTTTCTTTTTCTATATTATCTATATTATATACTATATTATTAGGTAAGCTTTGTTTACCACCCCCATTAAACTTTGTTTCATACCCCATTAAACTTTGTTTACCACCATTAAACTTTGTTGCATACCTACATACTTTAATTCCGTTCAAATTTTCTTCGTGTTTGGAAATGTAACCTTTACTAACTAAAGATTTTAAATTTTTCATTACACCCTGTTTAGTAGAATTAGTCCATTCAGCTAAATAATTTAAACTCCCAGTAAATTCACTTTTCTCATCTTGGCTGAAACCATAGATAAGAGCGTAAATTATTAGTTCATTCCCTTTTAATCCTAAGTCGGTTATCATCCAACCTTGAATAGTTACAAAATTTTCTTTTTTTACCATTTTCTCTCCCTTTCCTCAGGAGTATATTATCAATGCAAAAATAATACACTCTGAATATGTATTCATCTGAAAATAAAAGTAGGAACAAAATGTTTCAGAACTCATTCTTTCGGCACGGTTTGCAATTCCTTGCCTAGTTCCTACAGAAAATATAGCATAAAGTAAATGGTTTGTCAAATAAAAAAAGAGGGTACAAAATGCACCCCTGTAAGAAAGATTTACCCTTAAAACGGTATTTCATCATCTGAGCTATTTGTCGGATTATAAGTATTCAATTCGGCATACCAATTCCCACTACGTCCTTGTTTAATGTCAAAATTGACCCAGCCACGTTCATTCATTGGGTTCTCATCACAAAAATCACCAATGGCACCCCGCACTTAAAGATTGTGCCATACTTCAAGGGCACGGCTTTGACTTTAAAGCCTTTTACAAACTTTTTATTATTTTCCATTGTTTTCTCCTGTTTCTTTTGCTTGTAGTTTTTTATAATGTTTCATATACAAAGCTCTAAAGCCCTCAACATCTTTCGCATTGGCATTGTTAGCTCTGTAATATCTCAATGCCTCATCAGTGCTTACGGTTGCCTCTAAACCTTGTATCAAATCAATGTCAGGATTTATTTCTAGCTTTTGTTCTTTCTGTATGGGTTTGCTATCTATGCTCCCCGCTTTTGCGTCAAGCATATCAGCCTCAACTATTTCAAGCGCATTGAGATACAAATAACGTTTTGCATAAGTGTTTACACCGCCTAACGCTTGCATTGCACTACAGCCTTTAAGTTGCAACGTTGCAACTGGCATTGTAAATTGCACCACTTCTTCAGGTTTTTCGCTGTTGATTACATGCAAGGTTGCAGTGTCCATTGTACTACTAAAATTGGTACAAAGTCCTTGCTCCAAAAATATCTCATTGACTTTAGGCAAAAAGTCACCCAGTTCAAAGTATTCAAAGCCAGCGTAAGCGTTCTTACCGCTTTTTTTCAATTTTGCTTTTTGTAACTGCACTCTTGCAGTTTGTAGTTTTTCGTAAATATTCATCTTTTTCCACCTTTCTTACATTAAAATGGTATCACAATCTCATCATCATTATCAAGAATACTGGTGCGATACTTTTCATCTTCTGAATAGTATCTGCACCAATTATTCTCACCACGTCCCCAAATCAATTCATCATTTGCCCATATAGAGTATTGTTCAAAATCGTCCTCGTTCATAAATCTTTCTCCATACATTTTTCTAAGTGCAATCTGCACTTATGATAAGTTAATTGCTTAATTGCGTTTCTGGTCATCTGATTAAAGTTCATCCAAAACTCTAATAGATTAACTCCATAAACGTGATTACTTGCTATGCGGTTTAAGATATAGTCTAAATCTGCCGTCCCTGTTTCAATCTGCATAGCCATATTGACAGCCTCTTTTTGTTGCTCGTAACTTAACATATTAGCCACCTATAACCATAGCTAAAAATGAGCCAAACAAAATAAATGTTGCGATAAATTCGCCTAAAGTTTCTTTTTGCATAATGTTCTCCTGTTCTTTCTTACATAAAAAAAAGGGCTCTATCTTATGAATAACAATTTACTACTACATAAAGGATTTATTTTATGGTTAAAGAGCCCTGTGTTATCTAATAAGGTAATTAAAACCTTTTCATACTTCAAAGAAAATGTGCGGTACTTTCAAAAGATACCAATGCTTGGAGGATATAGCACCGCACGGGGTTGTCAACACTTTTAAAAAAAAGGCGTTCAAAATAGATTGCATTCAAGATAGTATATCAACTAGGAGTGAACGCCATTAGTAATTTAGAGTATTCGTATATGTTAAATCTTTTTGCAGTCAACCAACCGTGAGGTCGTACGGTTGGGTTTTCTTTTGTCATTAGAGTTAATAGTGACCCCTCACCAATGACTGCATTTGCAAATTCTTATGGTAGCCTACCATTCCGATAGGCTAATTAAAAACTTGCTCTTGCGTGGCTCTGCTTCACGTCTTACCTTATTAAATTATTAATGTCCTTTACCTTATGGCTAAATAATATCATAACATATTATATAAGTCAAGTACTTGTTTATTACTTTTTTAACATTTCTTTACAATTAGTTTACAAATAGTGTCATTACAAGTATTATACTTGTATGACTTTGAGGGAAGATAATAAACAGATGGTTTTGACCATTTCAAAGAGAGATTATGAGATGTTGGAATGCCTTGCAAAAAAGGACGGTTTTTCTGCCTCTAAACAAGCTCTATATTTGTTACTCCCCGCATTGCGTAAGGAATTAGAATTTTATCAAGTTGTTATGAAAACCATAGGACACAAACGTCAAACCAATGACGAACCCTAAGACTACTGACCAAATAACAATAGGTAGCATTTCATTCCACGAATAATTATATTTTTTCATACGTATCACCTTTCAAGATTTATAAATTTACAATCCCTATATATGTTCTAACAAAAAAAGGCACTCAAATAAGAGTGCCTTGTGTACCTAAAAAGTAAGGAGATTTGAAGAAATATTATCAGCCTCAACGTGTGTCCACGTCGGAGTAGAGCTAAATTTTTCTAAGCCATTAAAACGCTTTAGTTTTTTATTCAAGATTAGATTTTCAACGTGTGTCCATAACGCTTGATGACTGCCCGCTTTATCGTGCAAATCAAACGCTTTTGCAAAACAATGCCTTGAGCAGTAAGGAATGGTTTTAGCCTTGACCAAAGGGTCTGCGTTCGTACGCAAACCACATTGGCTAAGGTTACCCCCAGTCGCCCAATTATTAATTATAATAGGCTTACCCCAACTCTCTCTTATTGTGTCTAAATCTTGTAAGATGTCAGCGTCAAACCACTGCCAACACGTGTCGCCAAACTTGTCATAAACAAGCTTGCTTACAAGTTCTTTAATTCCAAAATATTTACACTTATACATTTTTACTTCCTTTTCTGTCTATGAGATGTGACAATGTGTCAATGACTTCTTTGATGTATTTATTTCCATTAAAGTCGCCAACTTTTACATCTTTAAATTGGCTAAGATAACGGATAACGTTATCATAGTCCATAAAATACTCAATAGGTTGGTTTCCTCTTGCCCTATTGTTTTCTGCTGTTGCCAGTACTAAGTTTTTAAGCTTGGTTTTGCCGTGCTGGCTTGCTGGTTTTAAATGTTCCAACGATACATTTTTTTGTGTTAGATATCCACCATAAAAACCGTACTCAACACTTGGAAGTTTGTGAGCTCGCCATAGTGTTTTTAATTGATTAGAGTACCCAAACGTTATGGGGGAAGTTACGCTTGATACTATCATATTTTTTACCTCATACATTCTACACGCACATTATGACTCTAAATTTTTATTTGTCAAGAGGGTATCAATAAACTGTTTTGCCTCGTCGTACCCGTAGCATATTTGATGTCTATACCCTTGAGTATCGAAGTAATGTGACCATTTTATTTGAGCCTTTGAGGGTTTCCCTTTAGAGGTTTTAAGCTCTAAGAATGCAACTTGTCCATTACCTAAGAGTAAGGTCAAATCGAATACTCCATTTTTCATTCCCTCGGCTTTCATATAATTTATATATCTTGCTCGGTGAGTAATTGACCCACCCGCAACAAAGCCATTAGGGACTGCCCAGTATCGGATTGGAGTAGTGTCCAAATAGTCACAAACTTGAACTTGTATGTTATGCTCTTCTTTCATTCTATATTTCCAAAAATTGGTCGTTCCATTCTTTATTATATAACTTGTTTAAATCTATAGGTATTTTTTTACCATAAAACCAACCAAAATTAAAGCATACGCCAGTACGGTATGCATATTGAATATACTTAGGAGTTTTCGGACAATCTGCGTCCCTAAGCATTCTATAAAACAAGTTATTAACTTGGTGACCAGTAATCGGTACAACTTGCAAAAACTGTGATGGAATATCTTCGCAAATAATCTCGTCATTTTTTGCGTGCAAATAATGCAAATTGCGTAACCCTTGTTCATTAAGTCTAACCTTTACAAGTTGACCGCAAGAGCAACCAACGTCGTGAATATGTGAGCAACGTGTATCCCAGTTTTCTGCGTCTATCCACGTGAAGTCGTCCGTCGGGTATCCTCTCCACGCTAAATAAATCGAACCATCATCATCTTTGTAAAGTTCATTGTCGGTTAAGTAGTACATTCCTTTTTTGTTTGTTTGTTTTTTACTTGAGCCTGAAGTTAAAAATTTTCCCATAATTTTTTTCCCTTTCATAATTTTATAAAAAAAAAGAGAGATTTTTGCTTAAATCTCTCACATTTTTATAAGGTACTTTGTCGAAAAGATGAATAAGTCTTTTAACGTAAAAAATCTACCGTCAGATTGAGCCTTAACACGGGTTAAATATATTTTAGGTATAAGTTATCCTAAATTATTTTAACCCTTGTTAAATCGCTTGCTAATGGCTTTAAAATGAATATTCCAATAAAAAGCCAATATTATCTAGTGTTGGTATTATCCGTATCTTTAATTTTTCCGTTACATTGAATAATAATTGACCATTTGTTATTGTTAGCCACTTGCTTAGAGTTCTCTTGCAAGGGTTGTTTCTGAATAACAATGGTTGCTGTATTTTGTGTAGCGGTTTGTTCTGCTTGTTCTGTTTCCTCTGCGTAAAGCGGTAAGGCTGTCACACAAAGTAAAGCGGTTAAGATGATTATTTTTTTCATATTGCCCCCTTATAGTTCTTTACCTGTTGTAAACGCAGTTGTTACGCTTGAGTTTACGTTATCATAAAATTTGGCAGTCATTAAATCAACTAATCCCAAAGCTTGGGTTGCTCGAGATTGTACTGGTATTAAATAATGTGTCAATACATTCGGATTAGCTGTATCCCACATTTTGATATAATAAGTTCTAAAGTTGGCACGTAATTCAGTAGTGGTTGTATTAGGATTATAATCAAAAATATAGAATGGAGTTTGAGTATCCGGACTAAAGGTAACATTAGTTAGGTCTTGATATTTTGTACCATTCAAATATAATCCGTCTTGTGGAATAAATTGAGTTGTAAATGGAGTTGTATCACTTAAAACGGATGTTGAAGTTTGATAATTTGTACCGTTAAGCCTCCAACATAAAAAGCCCCCAACAGAAACCCCAAACATTGATAAAGCGGTATTACCAAACATCTTACGCCAACCGCCACCAGTATTAGATATCCATTGTCCTTTAATTTCTATAGCTGTTGTAGAAGTTATGTTAATATCATTTACTTGACAATAAGGGTTACCGTCTGATTGCAAATAAGTATATTGTGCATATTGGTCTTGCGGTACTCTTGACCATAATACATTACTTGCGTAAGGGTTACCTCCTGTTATATATTGTTGATTTGAGGTTGATGTAAAAAAGTTGCCTGAAACTGTATCATATAAACCGTAAATATTGTCGGCATTACGTTTTGACGGCGTGCCATAGAATAATCTTTGTCCGTTTTGGTCTAAGATTTCAACACTGTAAAGCTGAATTGATAAACCACTTGCAAAATAAATTTTAAAGGTTGAGCCAGTGGTGTAATTGGCTAATGGTACGCCCCACGAAGTTGTCCTACCTTGTTGAATGTTATAAAAATACGTAGTACTTGGAGTAACTCTGATTTGTAATTTTTGATTTAGCGCAAAACTGTTTAAACGATTATATGACCATCGAGGAGAATTTGCCTCTAAATAATAAAAAGGAGTACTGCTACTATTTTTTATATACATTCTCAAACCAGCATTACCTGCATTTGAACCGAAAATGTTTACTTCTGTAGCCGTTTTGGCTGTAGGCATTAAGGTTACAAGGTATGTATATTGCGTATTACATCTTATACCCAAATCAATAGTTGATGTATAATTAATATCATTTTGAATATACTCCAAACGTGTATAATCTGGGTTAGTCATGCCTGTAGCTGTTACTTTTGCTACTTCACCCTCGAGTAAGTTCCACAATCTTACATTTGCTGTATTAAATTGAGTTGCCATTATCCAAATACCCCTACTGTTTTTGTAATGGTTGTACCATTAACCATACTAAATGACCATACTTCACTGTTATTGGTTAATGCAATTGTACCAGTATTATCTGGTAACGCATACGTATAATTATTTTTTGCAAGTTGGTTTGCATATACTGTATCACCCTGTATGGCTTTTGCTTTGATACCACAAGCGTTTGAACCCGCTACTTGTGTTGTACTGGCTAAGGCACTATTACTAAACGCAATACCTTGACCAGTTACGCCAATAGTAAGAGCTGTACTTACGTTTTGCGTGTTGATTGTATCAGTTACTATTCCTTGAGTAAATGTTTTTTGACCTGCTACAGATTGAGCTCCTGATAAATTTACAACATCATTAGCATTGGCTTTACTTGCTATGGTTGTGTTATAGCCATCATATTGTGCAACTTTACTCTCATTAATACCTGAGTTTACTGCTTGAAGTTGAACCTCTGTAAGCTTTTGTTGTAAAGTATTTTGAATAGTTGTATTCAAATCATCTAGCGTAACATATTCGGTTAAGTCTAAAGCTGTAGTTCCTAATGTTACAAGTTCTTTTGTATCTCCCCCAGTAGATAACAAATACATTTCATAACCTGAACCATCTGCTAACTTAACCAAATAAATAGTATTAGGTTCAGCGTCGTCCACTGTTGGCTTAGTGTCAACAACTACAGTTTTTAAAAGCTGGGTAGACGACAACAATGTCATTACTTCCTGTAATGTCTGAAATTGGCTATCGTTTTGCAATTGGCTTACTTTTGTAGGTACGTCGCTTACATTAGCTTTTGATGTAATGGCAGTAGTGTTTTGAGCAATTAAACCATCTAATCTAACTATTTCATTTTGTCCCCAACCTTGAAAATCTGCTAATTGTTGTGAGTTCTGTTGAATTTGTGCAGTATTAGATGTAATATTTGTATTTGCTAATGTCATTTGACTATTCAACGTATTGATTGAATTAGCATTGATTGCACTTTGTGCTTGGTTAGCATTTACTTGCGTTTGTAACCCTGTAACGGTTGTTTGCAAATTTGCTACAGTTGTTCCCATATTACCAATATTAGCTTCTGTAATATATCCAACATCATTTTCAAGCTGTGAGAGCTTGTCAGGTGTCATTTCAAGGATTAAATTAGCTGTCAAATTATTGTTGCCTGTAGTTTGTGAACTCATTTTATTTTCCTTTCATACCTTTCACTTTGTACCCTATGTATTGTATCTTATTAGCGGGTGAATACGGATTGAACGACGTAAAGTTATATTCTAAATACGTTTTATTATTCTTATTGTAAACCTTGTGATTAAACTGCATTCCGTCACTTTCGTAACTGTTTATCTCAACGAATAACGGTTGACCTATGTCAAAATAGGTTTGCAATTGAATAGCGGTTGAAGTGTAACTCGCATAGGCTTTGTCAAGCTTTATCAAGTTACTTTCTTCAACATATCCATTGCTATATTCCCATATATGGCTTGTTCCGCTGTCTGTGCGGGTGACATCAGAGGATACGTCCACATACGGTAGTAAATATTCACCACTAGCTTTGTCTTTTAAAATTACGTTTTTGTAGTCTGTCATTATACTATTTCTTCATAAGTAAGTAAGTTCATATTGTCGATTTCAGTCTTTGAGTAAACATTGCTTGCGTCGGCTTTGTTTGCTATGGTTGTCGCATAAGCGTCATAAACTGATACTTTAGCGGATGTAATACCTGAATTTACTGCACTCAATTGAGCCTCTGATAACTTATCTTGTTTTCCTGAAATGTCTTGATGTTCGGTTAAGTATTTGTTATCACTTTCCGCCTTTGTATAGCTGTCGCCAACCTGTGCAAAAGTTTGTTTTAAAGTATCTGTATCAACACTGATTTCATTGTTTGTTACGATAATCCCAGTGCCCGCTGTGTAGATATCAACCAAATCAGATACAGCAACCTCAATAGGACTTTCCTCATCATTTGCTATAATAAGTTGGATATATTTTTCACCGTCTTTTTCAATTACTGAACCTGATTTTACAACTAAGTCTTTAGGGATATTAATCTTTTCCCCTACGGCTGTACCGTCTTTAGTTAACTGATATGTAGCACTGTAACCGCTTTCGGCTGTTTCCTGTTTAGCGATTGAGTAAGTTGCTTGGTCGATTGTTATATCAACGGTTTTTGATACTACAGATAATTCTTTGCCGTTAATGGTAATTTTTTCAATCTTGTTGACCTGTGCACCTGCCTCGACTGTACCTAGGTTTTCCCCTTTGTCATTTACTACGATTGATGAGTGTGTCAAAGGCTGTAATACGTTTCCTGCTTTGTCTAATATACGTACTTTCTTTGTTGTTGCCATTGTGTACCCTTTCTACTTGATTTCTTCTATGTATAATTCATTCCCCTCATTGTCTGTTACTGATGTAACTGGTTGAGATGTTTGAGCGCTCTTAACACTTGCAGTAACGTTATAAACCAATGCGTCACCTTTAAAGCGTAACACGCCATTAAGCGTACGTTTTAAGCCTGATTGGTCATAAAGTATTATCTTTGCCTCGTTATGTGAGCTTATTAAAGCTGTTTCTTCGGCTGTTAAGTTTACGCCAACTGTTACCCAACCTGTTGATTGGTAATTGTGGCTAAGGTTTACGTCCTTTGTTAGCACTCCTGAATTGATTACAAAGAGCATTTGACTAATCAAAGGGAATAACCTTGCGTCAATGTTTATAATTATAGGTAGATGCGAAAAAGCTCGCAAATCGTCTTGTTTATACATTTTGTGTTACCTTTTTAGTAAATTTTTACTCACAAATTATTTTGCGTTACCTTGTTACTACGCAAGTTTTTCTCTTAAAAAAGGCAGACCCATTTTAGCAGTATAAAGAGGCTTGGTCTGCACAATTAAACTATTCTGCCGTAGCTGTTAACTCTACTGTAAGCGTATTAACAACTTCTTCCATAGCATTTGTAGCGTTCTCAATAAACTCTTGTATCCAACTATCAGAAAGCAAGTCATCTTGTGTTGCTTGTGCAAGGTCAGTATTGTATTCACCCTCAACTTTAAAGCATTCGTTAATCATATTTTGACCAAACTGTGCGATTGCGTAAAGCTGTGCTTTTGTTATCTGATAAACCACTG